GGCTTCGTTGGGGGTATAGCTCAGCTGGGAGAGCGCTTGCATGGCATGCAAGAGGTCAGCGGTTCGATCCCGCTTACCTCCACCAACCCACAGGATGTCCGATGCACAAACTGGGCGTGATCTTCACGCTGCTGGGCCTGGCCCTCAGTGTCGCCGGACTGATCGTCGGATTCTGGGAAATGGCGAATGGTGCCGAGGAAGGCGAAGCGTGGCTGATGCTGGTACCATTCGGGTTCGTCGGTTTGCTGCTCGGCGTCACCCTCACCCAGCTTTCCAGGAAGCAGTAGCAGCAATGTTGTTGACGGCTCAGGCCGTCGTCCAGGTCCCCATCGTCTAGAGGCCTAGGACACCGCCCTTTCACGGCGATAACCGGGGTTCGAATCCCCGTGGGGACGCCAACTCAATCAGGCGCTTGGCTTGATGTCGTTGGCAACGAATCATTTCATGCCAGTCAGTCGTCAGCCGGATGTGTGCATGCCGCATTCGCTGCGGCAGAATTCCCGACTTCGCCCGTCATGGACCACTGCGCGGCCCGCCCGCACCTGCTTCGGACCGCACGTCGCCGCTCACCCATGCAACCTTAACCCGAATTGCCCATCAGGCGGCAAGAGGCCCGCTTGCGGGCCGAAACGGGTACTCGCGCGGCGCAAATGACCATTTGGGATCGCATGGGCGCTCGTATGCACGCAGTCCCGACGAGAGCATGTGGCGCAGTCAACTTCGGTTTCTGGGTTTAAAATAGCAAGCTCGGTCGAGCGCGCCTGGCATCGGCTTGTGGTTTGCATCCGCGATCGCGGATGCCGTAATCGGAAAACATACATGAACAGAACCGGACTTTCGGGTGCCGCTGCGGCGAGTGACGCCCAGCGCGAACAGGACAACCTGCGCCTGTACATCAACCTCAAGCTCGCATCATCGGGCCAGCCCACCGTGCGCGGACAGGCGAGCGACGGCTTCATGGATGTCGCCCACGATCTGTTGATGGCCTACCGCGCGAAGAACTGGCTGCTTTCGGGTTATCTGTGTCCGCCCGACCGCCGCATCCAGGCCTTCCTCGACCGTTACCTTGCCGGGGTGGACGCGATCCCGCAGTTGCCCGGGCAGACGTTCATCCTCGACCATCAGGGTCTGGCGCGCGAGCTGTCGCTGCCGGCGGATGCCGAAGTGTTCCGCTCGGACATCGTTTCGAGCTATCGGGTGCGCCAGGGCGTGCTGCACAACCCGGCAAGCGACCGGCGCACCACCAAGGGCCTGTTCCATGTCAGCGAAGGTGGCCTGCCGATTCCCGGCGACAAGAAGGCGGTGCCGCGTGAGACCTTCGCGCGCATGCTCGCGCACGCGCTCACGCCTCCGGCCGACCTGCTGACGCTGCCCTACACCGTCAACCAGACCGATCCCGCACGCATGTTCGTCTCGCTGCTGCTGCGGCCGGTGGTCTGTCCGGCGATTCCCGGCGTGGCGCCGGAGAAGAGCATGGAGATTCGTTTCTTCGCGCCCGGCAACCTGGTCAGCAATCTCGATTTCGTCGAAAGCATCTTCGGCAACGGCGGCAATCCCTACCTGCCCGAGCACGACGCCGCACTCGATGTGGAGCACTGGACAGGGCACACCGGCTGTGTGATCCTCGCGCCGCATCTGGTCGGACTCGCCAAGCGTGAACTGGGCCTGCCGCACTGGGACGATGCAAACGAGCGCCAGCGCCGTGAAGGCATGTGCTGGAAGACGCCCGACGAACCCTACAACGATGGCCAGGCGTTCAAGCTCACCGCGCGCGACGCCAGCGGCGTGATGCTCACCATCATCGCCGACAACTACTTCGGCTACTGCAAGAAAGAAGTCAAGACGCAGATCAGCTTCGCCGCCAACCTCTACGGTCTGGCCGAGGAAGAGCACGCCGGCGGTGCGCTCTTGTTCCAGTGCCGCAACCACGGCGAGGAATATGGTGTCGACAGCCGGGCACGCGCACCGGGTTACGCGTTCGATGACATGCTGGACCGCTACGGCAGCTTCATGCGGCGCATGCCGGAAGGCCACGCGGTCGACGTCAATTACGCGGACATCGTCTATGTCCCGCAGGACGCACGTTTCGATCTCAACGCGCAGACGGTCACCTGGGAGGATACGGGCGGGATGCACCAGATCCGCCTCATGCCGGGCAAAATCTACATGCAGCCGAACGGCTACAAGGTGGAGATGCGCCGCCACCCCGGCGCGCCATCGTGGCGTCTGGTGGGCATCGAGCCGGAAGGCACCTTCTGCCACAAACCGTGTACGGTGTCCGGCGGCGGCAAGTCGGAGATTTCCAAATCACTGGAGGACGCGGTCATCTACGGCCCGCTGTTCATCGACGACCTCGATCGCGATCTCGAGTGGGTGCACAGCATTCTGGAGCGCGACTACACCCAGCGCTTCCGCCCCGGTTTCGAGCACGAGGACCGCGACCCCACGCGCAAACCGCTCAGCATGGAACGCAGTCTGGGTTCGGTGATCAAGCTCCTGACGCCGTCAGCCAGCCACACCGACGAATACAATGCCTGGCTCGACAGCATCCCGCCGCGCATCCTCGCGCTGGTGTTCCTGATCAAGCGTTTCCACCGCCCGGAATGGGGCAACGAATGGGACCAGCAACTCGCGGTCGACGTGGTGGACGGCGCCCCCGGCCACGAGCTGAAAATGTTCGGCCGCCGTATCGTCGCCAGCTACCTGCGCGTGGGTTTCGACCGCGACGCCCAGTGGCGCACCTTCAAGCTGCGCCAGGATTTCATTCCCGCCGAGAAGGTGCAGATGGAAGACGACATCACCGCCTCGGTGGTGGCGCCCGTCGCCGCGCTCACCGGCTGCAAGCCGGGACTCGACCCGGCACGCAGCGTCAAGCTCACGCATAATTGCGAAATGCGTTTGTTCCAGCGGCCGGACGACGCCATCACACCCGGCTATGACAAGCAGACGGAAGCGGACATGGCGCTGCCCGGCAATTTCATGGCCAACTTCGAGCCGCTCGCCGGCGAACCTCTGGCTGCCGAAGTCGACAACGTCATGCGTCTGCATGCCTACACCCCGCCGATGCGCGAACTCCTCAGCGCGGCAGCCCGCGCGGGTGAGACGGTGGTTTCGTCCGCCTGCCCGCGCCTCATCGACGGCAAGCCGTCGAAGAATCCGCGTTATCTGCAACTGCGTCCCGACATCGCCAACCCGATCCGCAAGTACGCCGCCGAAATGGGCATGCGTTTTCACCGCAAGCTGGCCGCGGACGCCCCCGCGTGCGTCAGCGTCGACGCCGTGCTGTCGGGACGGCGCAACAACCCGCCCGAACCCGGCATCCGCTCACTCGCCGTATACAGCCCGCTCCATTACCAGGACCTGCCGGAACTGTTCATGGACTATGTCTGCTCGCTGACCGGCAAGTCGCCCTCGACCACCGGGGCAGGATCGGAAGGCGCGCTCACCAAAGGGCCGTTCAACGCACTGCATCCCACCACCGACCTCAACAACGCCCTGGTGTCGATGATCCTCACCGGCCACGACGGCTTTTCCACCGCGGCCGGTCATGTCGGCTCGCACGTGCGCGTGGACCACGACATCAGCCTCCTGGTGCCGGAAATCTGGGCCCGCCTGCAACCCGAACAACGCCGCGCCGCGTGGCTCATCGAGCAGGGCTATCTCGAGCCGCTGTCCGATTTCGATCACAACGGCAGGCGGGTGCTGGCAAGCAGGCTGGGCTACCGCATCACGGAACGCTTTGTCGCCCACTTCATGGGCAAGATCTTCGACAACCCGTGCGCAGTCTTCAACGAAGCCATCCTCAAGCCGGAAACGCAAGACCTGCCCGGCTTCGCCGATGGCGTGTGCAACATCGTCGAAGCGCAGGAACGCGTCGCGCGCCGCTACTTCGAGGACGGCAGCATCGACGAAGCCTGTCCGCCGTTGAAGGCGCTGCTCTCCATCATGGCCGACGGACACTACCAGGGACTGGACGTGCACGCACCGCAGATTCGTGCACTGTTCACCCGCGAAGCCCTGCTGGCATCCGACTGGTATCGCCAACGCCTGCAGGTCAAGCTCGAGCGCGATCTTGCCCTGTGGCGACGCAACCTCGACGAGCTCCTGCGTTTCCAGCAGAATCCCCACAACACCGAAGAGGCACGCCGTCTCGATCTCGACACCCGTATCGCCTACGTCCGCGAACAGCTCGCCACACTGGAAACACCCGACGCCTGGTGCACCTATATCGGTACCTTGGGCGCCGATCCGCTGGGGCCGATCGAAGCGGAACAGTTGGGCGCCGGCGAGATTCGCATGCCGGCGTCTGCACTGGGCTGAGCGACCAGGAAGAAAGGCGCGTTCGATGGTCGAATCGAACGTGAAGTGGCGCCCCGAAGACGAATCGAACGTCCGACCTACCCCTTAGGAGGGGGTTGCTCTATCCACTGAGCTACCGGGGCAATACTGATGCAAGCCTTATTCTATCAACCTTGCAGGGCGAAAAGCAGATAAGACCGCTCCGCAATTCCTGTTCTGCTCCGCAATTCAGTGTCAACTCCACGCAAACGGCACCACCTGACGCTGCCAGCTCGTATATCCATCCCGTACCGCCTCGATCTCGATCCGCAGGTTTGCAGGTTTGCTGCCGTTGTCAGTGGTCGCCTGTGCCACGGTGTAGGCCTGACTGGTTCCGGTAACGCCTGAATAGGTGCGTATCAGCGTTCCGCCAGTCTGCGCGTTGTAGATGCGCACGGTGTACGTGGTCCCCGTCTCTGGGCCGATGTTGCCCTCGGTCTGCTCGACGATGTAGGCGGTCTGCAAGGTGCGGTCCCGGTGCGACCATGTGATGCTGAGATCGCCTGTCACGCTTGATGGGTACGCCACGCTGTTGATCTTGAGATTGCCTGGCGCGTAGGGCCGGATGAATCGCCGCGACATTTTCACGCTGTCAGCCGGGGCGCTGGCAATCAGCAATATCCCGAGGCCTGTCCGCGTGAGCATTTTGGCGTTGACCGTCTGACCGTTGCTCCACTCTGTTTCATCGACGCCCTTGAAATCGTCTGCAAAATGGATTTTCACGCCGGCGGCGTGTGGGGCTGGGACGGTGTCCAGTGCGCCGCGCTTGCAGACGAATGTGGTGGCGCTCACAGAAACAACCTTGACCAGTTCGCCGTCGATGTGCGCCCACGACCCGGCCTCGACGAAATCAAGATCGACACCGGCCTCGATGGCAAACGTGGTTTCTGTTCTACCGACCGACGCCGACAATGTGGCGACTGGCATGAAAGCGCCGATAACGCGCTCCGCATACGTGCCGCCTGTCCCGGTATAGAGCAGGAAATTGTAGGCGTCTGCGCTCGGGCGCGATCCAGCACAGAGAAGCATTCCGGAGTTCTGGTCTACATTGTCTGTCAGGATCGTCTGATCCATGAAAATTTCGCGCGCCACAACCCAATATGGTGCTTCAATGGCCAGCCGCTCCGGGCACGCTGCCGGCACTGACAACGGGTTGACCCATCCAGTTGCCTGCGGCGTGCCGATGACCGTATCTGCGACGGCGAACACGTCCTGAACCGCGTTAATCGTGATGCGCCCATCAGTGAGCGTGCCGTAGTCAATATCTGCGACGCGCATCACCATGTCATCGATGCCGAGCGGAGGGTATTGAAGGCGGAACACATCGCCGAGGTTCAACGACCACGCATCGCGGTTGCACAGGATTTCAGCGCGCGCAAGCGGGGTGGCGAGTGTGCGCAGTTCGCGCAGCGCGATCTTACTGGCGAGGTTTCCGTCAGGAATGCCGCGCAGTTCGCGCACAACGGGAACCGATGCGCCGCCCTGCATGCTGAGAATGGCTATGTCCTGTACCGAAACCGATCCAGCTTCGCCGGTAGCCTGATCTTCGTATTTCACCTGTACTTCGCTTGTCAATTCCCCCGGAAGTGGTTGGCTGAAACGATCGATGCGCAGGATGCTTGAAGCATCCAGAATCGGCAGTGAAGCGATCACGTAATCGTCACGCGACAGCTTGAGCGTGAGTTTCCCTGTTGATGGTTTGTGGTACAGGCTCCCGTTGATATGTTCGCGGATGTAGTCGATGAAATCATCTGCACTCTGTTCGCCTTCCAAGAAGATCGACAGCCCGAGCCCCTCAGAATACAGCGTATCCGCGGCAGCCCTGAAACTATCCGTGTCGATATCCGATGCAGGGAGTCCGATGCCGAATTCGTGGCTTGTAAGCACTTCATAGATGATGTGCGCAGGGTTCATTGAATCGCCGATGGCCGCCTTGGCAGGATAGAACCCGCCAGGGATACGACTAATGTACGCGCTCCACGGCTTGATGTACGGATTGAGCGCCGACACCAGCGGACTGCGTAGCACCAGCGCGAACAGGCCGCGAAACGCTGGTAGTGGAATGCCTGTGCACTTCGCGGCGAGGTAGCTGTTCGCGCCTTGTGAAAGCCCGCCGAACTCAACGTCTACCGCCCCGACGATCCCGCCCTCTTTCTTGTCTCCACCGAACAGGTTGGGCTCATTGATGTTGATCTGGGTATTGCTGGTTACGTTTCCTGTCCACGCATCCTTGTCGCCTACCTTGATCTTCTTCAGCGCTGTCACTGGCGCAGATGACGGGCTCAGGCAATATGCCTGGTGCATCCCGACGTAGTACCTGTAGCCGATGATTACTTTTTTAGCGCCCACGGCTCCGCCTCACGAATTCGACAACCTTCAGCGCCATTGCATCGTCCAGCTTTTCCAGCACCTCGATTTCTATGCCATCTGCGAGAAAAGCAGACCAATCAAGCCCCATGCGCGCAGCCCAACGGCGAACACCAGCAGCGCAGAAGCGCGGATCCATCGCGTCGAGATCGTCGCGGTAGACCTTCATCACTTACCGCCAGACTTGATTGGTGACGTTCGAACATCGCCCCACCACAGGATGTGAGGCGATTTGATCCAGCGCGATCCGAACAGCACTCCCACCTTCCGGCCTTCGTCGACCGTTGGGATTTCCACCTTTCCGGGATCTGGTTTTTTCGGCTTCGGTTGCAGCAGGTAGCTGATAACCGTGCTTACTATCCATAGCAGAAGTTGAGCTGGCATGGCTTAAATCGCGCTGTCGCCGGTGAACGGGTTTTTGATCGGGAACCACGGCGCGCCGCCGTAGTTGAGGATGTTGCCGAACTTGTCGTTGCATGTATTCGGGTTGTGGTCGCACCCTGGGTATACCACGAACCCGGCGTTCTGCGGCAACCCTGGAACAGCAGCGGTGAGCGTGAGCGTATCACTAACATGCTTGATGATATAACGAGGAATCCCTTCGAGCAGGATTTTTCCGCCAACCCACCATCCGTTCGCCTTGCTTGCGAAAATACCAGATGTGACAGTAGCTCCGGTATGGCTTACCAGAGTTCCGCTTGTCGCCCACGCGCCGTCGGAGATGTTGCACCCTGTACCATACAGCGCGTGCGGGCACTGGCGCTGCGCCGGACGCTTCAGCCCAAGCCGTTTAAGCGAGGTCGCCATCGGAACACAGTCTATCGTCGCCTCGCTGCCAGAAAAGCGTACTCCATCTACCCGTCCTTTCCACCACACGACGGCATCGGAATCGCCACGATGCAGCCTGTATATGGTCAACTGCACTACACCTACAAGTGGCGACGCGATACAGTCCGCGACGAACGGAAGGTCGCGCGTCGCTTTGATTTCAAACCCGGTCTTGTTGAGCTCCTGTGTTTGCTTGAAAGCGTCGCGCTGTAGAGGATATGGCTCATAAGTCTCGGAGATACTCACCACGGCCACGTCGGCGCTTGTATACAGCCATTTCCGCGTGCCTTCCGTGAAGCGGTAAAGCTCAATAGGCTGGCCGGCGTGGTCGGACGTTTCGGTATTGTTGTAGCTCATGCCGGAAGACTCCTGAGCATGGTAGAACACTCGGCGATCTGAGTGCTGTGCCACTCGATTTCAACATCGTCCGAATCCAGGCGTGACAGTTGCAGGAATCGCACGCTTCGCATATCTGATACCTGCAACAGCACACCGAGCGCGCTGTCGATGGCGAGCGTTTCAGTTTCGCTGTCCACTTCGCTACTTCCGGTAATGGTGCGGTAATACCGAGCACCAGCTACGGTTTCGATGACAAGATGGCGTCTGTCGATGCGGCAATCGATGAATCTTGAGTATCCGATATTGCGGATGGTGATCGATGAATCAGAAGCCCCGATTGGCGCGACGATTTCCATATCATCACCCTGAGTCGCCGACCAGAACGGCACCAGCCTGCCGGATCTGGCATGCAGCCATGCGCGCAGCGCAACAACCTCAGAGCGCGTCCCAATCGTCCAGTGCCACGATTTCAATAGTGAGGCAAGGCCTGATAGATCGTCAACCCACGGAGTGCCGGTGTCGTAATCGATAATTTCAAGCGTGCGAAGCGCCTCAACATCTACCGGCTCGGCCCAATTCGTCCGACCTGCGTAGACACGGTATCCTAAGAATGTGTCGCCACTGTCTGCCGCAGCGACTCCAGGATGGTCGATGAAATCGAAGGACAGAGTTCCAGTGAGGTGATGCCCGGTTTCGCGTCTGAACTTCTGCCGATCTGGCATACGGCCAAGGCGCACAGGATAGATGCGTGTTCCGGCAGGCCAGTCTTTCAGCGTGGCGGCGGCGAGGTTTAAAACACCCGAGCCAACAGAGGCGATTCCCAGCGCTTCGTAATCGTGCGGCCCCGCCCACAGTAGCAGAAGTCCCGCGGATGAGAACTCATACCCTGTCGTCGCGCACGAAATCGACAGACTGCCGGAAGGAAGAGTGGATGCAAGCGTCTGCGGATCGGTCCATACCGGCACAGCCCACAGCCTAGACTGCCAGCCGAGCAGCATGGTTTCAAGTCGGATGCTTTCCGTCCTGTCGCGCGTCGTGATCGCGTACTCAATCGACCTCCTTGGAACTCCGCGCAGTCCTACACGCTGTTCTGTACCGGCAAGTGACGGAAGAACATCGGTCAACCATGCGAGTCGCTCGCGCACAGGCTCTGACCAGTCCGGGGCATAGCCGAACACCACAACACGCCTGCCGGTAACGTCGAGCGTCGGAGATTCCAGCGCGAAAACGAACGTGTATTCCGCATTGATCGTCGCCGGCCCTTCCGTGTCAACGGTAACAGCAAATGCTCGTTCTTCCAGCGGCGCGAACGTTGTAGGCGCGACGATGCCGGATTCAGTAAGGCCTGTTGTGCCTGATTCATCAATAGACGAAAGCGCCTGTGGCGTGAGGTACGCATTCCATACCGCCGCATATCTGGTCTGCACGGAAAGCAGATTACCAATGTCGAACACACGCGGTACGACGTGAATGCGGTTGTAGTAATCGTCGAAATAGCTTGTTGCGATGCTTCCAGACCGCACCAGAGGCGTAGTCGAGACTGGCCAGTGCGTGATGAGCGGATTTACGCCTGGGCTCGGTGTAGCCGCCCACGATGCGAGATCATCGATCCACGCTACAGAGTAGTCGTCCAGGTCATCCGATATATATCCGAGATCGGCATACCCGTAATAGGGTAACTCTGTGAAGAATCCAGCCTTGACCGCCACTTACGGACCCTCGTACTTGATCGCCCACCCGAGAGTTCCAGTGTGTTCGTAATTGTTGGGCGCTCCACCAGGTCCGTCGCGGTACGTTGTGTTCTTGATGTACCACGGAAAAACTTTCCACTTGTCCGAACCGATTGTGAGAATATCGCCGGGAGTGAAATTGTCTATTCGCACGTGTCTGGCGTTTGCCAAATCCGCAACCATGCTCGCCTTGTAATCAGGCCGCTCTTTCCATGCTCTAATTGGCAAGAGCACGGCCTCACTGTTCCATGCATTCGGCTGAGTAGAAATCAGCGGAACAAGGCTTCTGATACCGATCGGAGAATAGTTTGTCGCTCCGCCCCACATCCACCCGTGTCCGTCAAATCCGTGGTTTACCCAACAATTTCGCGCGGCCTGGTAGGTGCCAAAAGAAAGCCAAAAAAGCGCCGAGCACACAGAACTTACTGACGACGATCCTCCGGTTGTAGGCGAAATCATCTGCACCGTAGGGAGCAACGACACAATTCCACCAGCGTAAGTAGAGCCTGCACTAGCGCCACACCACCCGCCTTGACCTGGTAGGCCTTGAACTGCGCTCTTTCCGAACGCCATCCATTGATACGAAGCTACGCCGTAATTCACAACAAGATATAGCTCCTGCGCGAATCCGAAAACTTCATACGTGCACGGGAACGAAATATTTCTTTCGCCGTAAGTCGGATGATAGTAAATAAGCCCGATATTTACCGTTTCAGGCGCAGGATTGGCAACGGCGTTGCTCTCACAGCCTAGGCACGTAATGTTCGTGGCCGTCTCTTTGACCTGGAAATACACGCCAGACTTAGACAGCACATCACCAGTGAGCGTCCACCCGTCAGCTTGTGCGTGAGTGAGCAGCGCTGTGCGTAGTGCCGTAATAGATGCAGCTGATCCAGAATAGTAAGCCATCAGGTATCGAGCCTCAGTGCGTAATAATCAGCGTGCCCGGTACGCGCGACGCTCTGCATCACCACGTAATCAACTCCACCTATGGTGAGCGTGTTTTCAACGGCGTTGTCGAATCCGCTGATATGAAATACACCGTCGAGCTGGCCGTAGAGGTTGGCGCTGTTGTCGTGCAGTTCGACCGGCAGCAATGGGTATTTTCCGCCAGTATCGCGTGCCTGTAGCTGCAAACTACCTGGCGTGGACTTGCTTGTCAGAAACGCATTCCCGAACGGATAGCAGTACGCATTAAGCCACCCAGCCGGGGTGCGCATCTGACCGCGTGCACTGTTACCGCGCAGATAGAAATCGTGCGTCGATTCAGAAAACCGCGTGGCCTCAGCTCCGACCAGTGAGCCACCAGCAAAAACCGGATATGGGTACTGACCGGGGCGCGAGTACGGGAAGAACTTTCCGAGGTAGAGCGGTTCGTAAACAGGCGTTCCGACTTTCATCCCAATTGCGATTTTCTGCCCGTTCATACCGAGCCAATAGTCGATTCGGTTGTTGTGTGCACAACATCCCACCAGCGCCGCGCCGGGCTGTGTGTCGAACGTGTTTCCAGGAACATATCCTGTGAATACCCCACCTAGCAGGTTGTAATAATCCGCGCTGATTTTGTGATACGTTCGCAGCCCGATGAAGATTTCCTCAGTACCAGTCAGGCCCCTGGCCTTCATGATCAATTCGTGTCCGCTCGCTTCCGCATCTACCGTTGTATACCGCAGGATTTCGTAGGCAATCCCGGCAGCAGAAGCAGCACCACGTGTCACGGGGATGATGAACGTGTCGCCAGACGAAAACGGCGTACCGCCAGCATTCAACAGAAACTTGAGCCGCGCGATGCTGTACGGCGTTCCTACCGTTGCGTTGGTCTGCGCGCCGGAGACGCTGCCGCTCACGGTGAAATTCGTCGCACTGGTTGCTGTCAGCGTCCACGTCTCTGTAACGCTCGATGGGCTGGCCTCGATGCCGGTGAGCGTGCCTGTTCCGGTGCGGGTTCCGCCGATCGTACCGACTACCCCGTAACCGCCGCAGAAATCACGCACAGCCCGGATGAAATTGTAATGCGCGAGATTGTATGGCCTAGCATCGGTAGGCGTGCTATCTACGTACCCGCCGTTCACGTTCGGCATGTCAGGCCCCCACAGCGCCAGGATTGCGCTGGATGATGTTGAGGATTGCGCGCTCGCCGCCGCGGGTGCGCAGGTATTCGCTCATGGCACCGTCGAGGTCGAACATGTTGATTACCTTCGTTGTTGAATTCACCGTCGGCGCGGCGCCGGCCGGCAGGTTGACAGCGCCGCCGTCGGCGTAGCCCCAGCGCGGCATGCGCGGAATCGCCGCTCCGCTCGCCATACGGTGCATGTTGTCGAGCGCGGCGATGCCGAGCCGGCGCACAGATGCAGCGCTGAACACGTATTCCCCGGCATGCACCACCCCGGCAGGCTGGTACTTGCTGCCAGGGCCTGTGTAGCCTCCATCGGCAAACCCGAACAACCCGCCGATGTCTGAGAAGATCGACGACAAGCCGCTGAAGAGCCCGCCGAACATCCCGCCTGATCCCTCGCCGCCACCAAGCGCACCTGCGAGTCCGCCTGCTTTATTCACGTCCCGCACGAACAATGCTGTCGACTCTGTTGCCCCATCACGCTTGCCGCCGCCGAAACCAAACATCCCGGCGAGATTCAGCACGCCCCCCTTCCCGCCAAACATGCCCAGGAAGGATTCAGTTAGACTGCCAGCGATGGCGTTCGACAGCGCGCTGCGGATCATGGTGACAATGCCTTGCAGTGCCCCGCGAATGCCGCCTTCGCCCGTCGCCACCGCATTCAGGCCGTCGGCGAAGGCGCGCTGCACACCCTGTTGCACCGATTCGTACAGCGAATCCTGCTGTTTCTTCAGCGCCTCGTCCGCTTCGCGCCTGGCGTTGCCTTCGCGAATTTGCCCTTGCAGCTCCAGCAGGCGGTTGATGTCGGTGATGCCGAGCTTTTCGGCTTCCAGCAGCAAGAGCGCGGTCTCGCGCGCGTCGTTGTTCATATCGGCGAGGAATGCCTGCTGTTCCAGGCCATCAGTGAAGCCCCTCTGCGCGGTCTTGAGTTCGGTTTCCTTGAGGATGCGCGCGTCCTCGGCCGACATGGCTTCGTCGAACGCATCTTTTTCAGCATCAGCGCGGGCGCGGATCGCGTCTTCTTCTTCCTTGCGCGCCTTGGCGATCTGGTTGCCGAACGTGCCCTGCGCGATCACCTCGATCGCTTCGGTGTACTGTTGCGCGCTGATCTTGTTCTGCTTCCAGCGTTCTGCCAGCAGGGCGATGTTTTTTTCGTATTCCTTGAGCTTCGCGGTTTCGGTCTGGGAGAGGATGCCTGAAAGGGGGTCGGCGCCGCTTTTCTCTCCGGTTTTTGCATCCTCGGCTGCTTTGGCCGCCTCCTCCATCGCCTGGCGCAGCATTTTTTCACGTTCGGCATCGGCCTTGGCAGACTCTGCCGCTTCGCGCTTGATCTTTGCGCGCTCCATCGACAGGCCGTTTTGAGCGACGACCAGTTCCTCGACCTGTTTCGCCAGTTCGTTACGCATGCGAGGCAATGCCGCAGAATCAGGGCTTTTCTTGGCATATGCCTCAAGTTTCCTGCGGTTCTCCTCGACCTCGGCACGTTTCGCAGCGAGCTCTTTTTCAGCGCGGTCGAGTTCAGCGCTGCGCGGGTCTGCTGCCGCCGCACGCTCTCCGTCCGGCTTGTTTTGCAGGCGCAGCAGTTCGCGCTGCCGGGCGATCACGCCATCTATCGCGTCGGTACCGGATTTCCTGAATGAAAACCAGGCCACCGTGGCGGCGGCAATGGATGCCACCAGCCCGACCGGGCCGCCAAGCAATGTCAGCACTGCCCCCAGTCCGCTGCCGACACGCGCCAGCGCGCCCACGGCAGCCGCGCTGGATGCCGCTTGTGCAGCACCGCTTGCGGCTGCGGCGACGCCGATCCTACGTTCTGCGGCGGCGAGGGCTGCAAGCCCGGTCAGCCTGGCCCTGACTTGAGCGCCTTCGGCCACTGTGCGCGCAGCAACCTCTGCCAGTTGTGCGCGGGCAGCGACGGCTTCGGCGATGCGGATTTGTGCCGTGCCGACCAGCTTTTTCGTCAGATAGGCCGCGAATGCGGCGGCAACACCAGCGATCACGGTTTGCAGATTGGCCGCCACCGCGTTGACCGCATTGGCGAAGACGCTGAACACCCCGACACCCTGATTCACCTTGCCGATGAAGAGCGTGAATTCGTTGGACAGGTTGGTGAACGCGCCGCCTATTGTCATCGGCATCGAGGCCGCTTCATTGCGGAGCTGCTCAAGCGCCTTGGGCAGGGCCAGCGCCAGCACCTTGCTGGTCAGTTGGCCATCTTCGGCCATTTTGCGCAGTTCGCCGCGCGGCCTGCCGATGGCGTCCGCCAGCGCCTGCATCAGGCGCGGACTGGCCTCGTTGACGGCGTTGAATTCTTCTCCGCGCAACACGCCGGAGCCGAATGCCTGCGATAGTTGCAGAATGGCGGACGCGGATTCCGCCGCCGTCGCGCCGGACACGCGCAACGACAGGGCAACGGCTTCCGTGACCTTGGCGACCTCGGCCTGCCCGACGCCGAGCCGAGACACCGAACTCGCCAGCCGGGCGTAAAGCTGCGCCGTCTCGGCAAGGCCGGTCTGAGCAACTTTCGCGATCCTTGCCACGTCCGCCTGTGCCGTGGCAAGGTCGCCGCCGTTTTTGGTAGCGAGCGCAAGCTGCGCGTTATACTTGATATATTCGTCGTTGACCCGCCCCAGCGAGGCGGCATACGGCAACACCCTTTGCGCCAGAAAAACGCCTGCCGCAAGATGCCCCATCATCCCTATTTTCTTGTTCAGCCTGTCAACGGAGGCTTCGGTGCCAGACAAACCGCGATCCACCTGGACATTGTTTGACACCTTGCTGGCGGTCGCCGTCGGAATACCTGCCGCCATGGCAGGGCTGGCGTACCTGGTCGTTTGGCTGTTCAACTGAGCGCCGGCCTTTGAGGCCGCGGCAAGCGCGTTTTTCATCCGCACGTATTCAGCCGTCGCCTTCCCGACGCTCACGCCATGCGCTGACAGTGACTTCCCGAGATTGTTGACGGTGACGCGGCTGGCCTGAAACTCGGCATTGGCCTTGGCAGCCGCGACCTTCAGGTTTTCAAGGTTCTTCAGAACCGCAGGGTTTGGCGCCCCCGCATTCATCGAGTTTTTCACCGCCAGGCTTGCGGCGGCGACATCGGACGTGGCCTTCTTAGCGGCATCGCCGAGCTTCGCCATGTCGGCGCGCGCATCGACCAGCGCGCGCGTCAGCTTGAGCTTGCTGGCGGTGATTTCGATATTCAGCTGCTTCGTCGCCATGCTCTATTCCATTCCGTCAAACCAGCGCTTCCAGCCCTTCTCGTCCGCCTGCGCCGCCCGCGCGGCAATCGCTGCGGACTGCACGCGCTCGCGCTCTATCGTCACCAGCGCGCGGGCGTAGGCGTCGACCTGCGCCAGCGTCATGTCCGCTACGCCACCGAGGCCGGCGGCGCGGAAGCGGGCGTCGAGCTCGATCCAGCCAGGGCCTCCGTCACCCGTTCCATGGCCGCGTTCATCGCCGGGGCCAGGCGTCGGGCGAAAAAATCCGCGTTCACCTCGATCACCGCCACGGCCACGGCCAGCATTTCGTCCAGCGGCAGCGCGCCGAGACGGTCTTCGCTCACCCGCGCGCCGATGGATACCGCGCGGATCAGCGCCGCCGGGTGATTGGTCAGCGCCGTCAGCGCGTCGCCGGTGGCGAGCTCGGCCATGATCGGGCGGCAGGCGTCGATCATCGGCGCCAGTTCGCGGGTGAGGATGGGGGTGATTTCGATCTTGTCGCCGCCCGCTTCGACCGCCACGGGTTGCGGAAACAGCGTATTCAGGTCGTCCGTCATCTCGTTATTCCTGTTCATGTCCATATCGGTTTTTGATTTATGCGTCCTTCACCGGCAGCACCGCCGCAATCACGCGCACGTCGTCACCGCGTGTTGCCTGGCAGCGCAGCTTGTAGCTCACGCCGGACAGGCCGGATTTCACGCGCTGGAACACGCTGGTGCCGACAATCTGCCCGAGGCCGTCGAGCATTGCCGACGCCGCCGGGTCCGCAGCACTGATAGGCGCGATGCTCAGGGATGCCAGGTCCGGCGCCGCGTCGAGTTCGGCAAAGACAAACTCGACGACGACGCTCTCGGCGGGGTCTTTCGCGGGCAACGGTCTCATCCGACAACCCTCCATTAGCGCGGCTCTGGGCGTGCCGTAAACGTGCGGGGTTCAGGGCTCGCCACGAAGCTGCGCGGCGCCTGGCGAACGACGTACCCAGGCGTTGCGGCGAACAGCGGCGGGGATGCGCTCAGCGCGCCCGTACATGCGGCCTGCGCCCACGCCGCGCCGTGCATCCAGATATCCAGCGACATCGAGCCCGAGGCGCTGGCGGCAGCGCTTGCGCCACCTGCCAGCCCCACCACGATCCCCAGCGCCGCCGACGCCTGCGCGTTGCCAGCAGCCGCCGCGTACAACGCCTTGAGCACAGCCGCATTGGCCGACGCGCCGGCGGACGCGGTGGCCGCACCGGCGAGCGCGATGTCGCCGGTTGCCGTGAGGGTGGCGCTTGCCGCCGCCTGCGCGGTGATAGATGCGGCAAGCGGCTTGCCGACGGACGCCGCAGCGCTTGCCGTCGATACGGCGGACACGGTGGCCGCAACCGGCACGCCGTGCGACACCGCCCCCGTGGCCGTGGCCACCGCCGAAACGCCCGCTGCGAGGTCGACACTCCCTGCCGCCGCAATCGTCGCAGATGCCGCAGCCTGCGCGGACACAGCCGCCGCCAGCGGTTTGCCGACCGCCAGCCCGCCCGTCGTCTTGGCCGTCGCAGCCGCCGCAGCCGCCAGCGGCACGCCGTGCGACATGCTCGCCGCCGCCGTCGCCGTCCCGCCCTGCTCGATGGCGAATTCGGCCCAACTGAAATACGTCGTGCCTAACAGGCCCGCCAGCACGATGCGCAGGTCGGCGTAATCCGTAATGCTGGCCGCCTGCGCCTCGGTCAGGCGCAGCTCGAACGTCGTCGGCGTGGCGGGCGCATCGCCGAAAAAATACCGCGACGCGATTCCCGTCGCGCCTTGCCGCAGGGCGAACGCCGCCCATCCAGCAGAGGCCCACAACCGCGCGCGCAGGACGTGTCCGGCGTGGAAGCCCGGATCGGCGAGCGCCGGCAGCGAAAGCACGGCTTCGCCCGACGAGCCGTAGATGTAATCCGCATCGTCCGGGCTCGCCTCGTCGATGAGGGCGTGCAGCGGCGAGGTGCCGTCGCTCGGCGCGTAGCTTCCGGCGGCGAGCGTCGAGGTGGGGCGCGCGTAAATGACC